GTATTCAAATTTTTCCATTATTTTGGTAATATTATATTCCAATCTAGCTGAGATAGTAGATTTTGTAAATAAACGTCTCTTAGTTCATGTTGTTTTAAATATTGATGTAATTCTTCTGTGTCCACAATGATGTATTGGTCTTTCATATCAAAAACCATCTTATCTGCCTTAGTATTAAAACTACCTATTTTAATATTATTTTTTAAAGGTCTTAAATCAAATTTAAAAGATTGATTATGTAAAACTCCTTCCACATCCCAAAGCTCTTTTTTCTTTTGATTTTGACTAGCTAGCTTTTTATCTTTTAATTTATTGTAAAATTCTTTCATTTAAATTATTTTAAAATTAAGTGCCATTGAGATTTTTTCTTCATTAGATTTATTTTGTCCTACTTCATGCTGTAAAGTAGATTTAAAAATTAAAAGCAACCCTGGTTGTGGATTTATCCAATATGATCTCCAAGTTAATGGATTATTTACTTCTCCAGGTTTTGTAATTCCGTGCGGCTCATGACTATAAAATGTTATATTACCAGAATCTTTAGGTGTTTTTAAATAATAAACTGCGGAAATGTCATTAGGATAATGTCCATGTCTTTCTTGATAATCATGTTTTTTATAAATATTAAACCAGGATGCTACACATTCTGTTTTATTATTCTTATATCCTATTTGAAGTGTGTAGTCTTTTACTTGTTTAAAAATCCATTTATGTAAATTATCGAATTTATTATTCTTGGTTAAATCATAAGTTCCACAAGTGTTAAAAGTTGATACATTCCAATTATTACCCCCTTTTTTAAAACTATTTTTTATTGTCTTACATTCTTTAATTAATTTATTTTCAAATAATTTGTGATCTTTATTTTTATTTAAACCTATGACTACTGGAAAAATAGTATGAAACTCTACCATTGTTTAAACCAATTAGGAAGACCTAAATGTGGACGCTTGTCAAACATATTATTTTTAGCCCCTGGAGTTTTGCAATTATTATAATGCAGAAAAACCTGTACACATTCTTTGCCTTTAAATTTTTGTCTCCAATGTTCTAGATCGCATCCTCTGTAAACTAACATATCCCCCGGTTTTAAATCTATTTTAATTCCTTTTTTACCTTTCTCTCCTGATGGCTCTAGATATATCGGCCAATTATCGCCGCCAAGATTCATAGTAGTAGATATCTCACAACTAAACCTGTCTTTGTGTCTTTTAAGTTCATCACCTTTTTTATAAATTCTTGCATAAGTATATGCAGGGTATAGTTTTAATCCTGTTGCTTTTTCCATTTGTGGTTGGCACTTTAACATTAAAGTTTCCATAGCAATATCTGAATAATGAGAATAAGTATTTGGAATTTGTTGATCTTCATAAGATCCAAGTAATGTTTCGAACGGAGAAACGTATCTCTTTTTTAGGCATGTATCAAAAACTTGTTTTTTCATTGTAAAATAATTTGCAAGAAAGGCAGCCATGTCTTTAGAAATTGCTTCTTTTATAACTGTATATTTATTTTTTTTAAAGTTCATCTTTAACCATCGGTTTAGGTACAGCTTGTATGTTCCAATGTATAAATCTAAATGGTTCTATACCAGCGTCTACTGCAAATTCGTGTTCTAAAAACCCTGGAAATATAATTAATGTACCCGGTCTAGGTTTAAAATGCACAAGTTCTTCCCCTGTAAGAATTTTATTTGAATTAGGTTTCATCTTTAATTTAGTTGCACGTGCTCCGGTTCTGGGTTCGTGAAAAATAGGGTATGATGTTTTATCGCTGCATTTTAAAAAATAAAACCCTGACACGTGCTGATTCCAATGTATGTGTGCAGAATGATGACCACCGCCTTTTTTAGCAAACTCCTGTACCCATAATTCGGTAAATAATAAAGCATACTGTTCCATGTCAAAACCTTGATAATTTAAAAACTCCCATGATTTTTGTCCAATATATTTTCTAAAATCTAAAAAATTATTATCATTTCCTAAAGGTGTTGAATGATATGCTGTTCCAAAATCACCAAACTTTTTTATATAGGCTTTAGTTTCTGGATTATTTTTAGCATCTTTAATATATTTATTAGAAGCTTTATTCAAAGATTTTACAAACTCTGGTTTTTCTTCGACCCATATAGGTGTTTTAAAAAATTCTTGTATTTCCATATTATTTAAATGGTGTTCCTAGGTTCCACAAAACCAAAGAATACCTAACTCCTTTCGTCACTGGTTTAACTCTATGCCATAAAAATGAAGGAAATACAATTATAGATCCTTTAGGCAATATTTCTTTTGCTTTTTGTAAATGTTTAAATTCATCTCGTAAAGAAGGATCATAGTTTCTAAAATCAAATTCTAATTCTCCTCCTTCATATTCAGAGCCATCAGTTAACTGACAAGTCATAGAAAGTTTTCTAATCTTACCGTGTCTAGGAGTATTAGGTTTATTATAAGGCTTGTTCCAACTATCACAATGCCAATCATAATATTGATTCAACTTATATTTAGTAAATTGAAAATCTTCTGCATAATCAAATTGAAAATTCCAACCAGCTTTTCTATTAGCTTCTTCTACAAATGGAATTATTTCTTTATATATCCAAGGATCAGTTAACCAAACCAAATCAGAATTTCTCATTCTTTTTAAATCTTTTATTTCTTCTTTGTTTAATTTTCTATCACCATAGCCACCAGTTTTTGCCATTACCTCTGATTTAGACAAAGCATGTTTAATTATGTCATCACAGATTCTTGGAGGAATAGCTCCGGTAAAATAAAAATAATAATTAGATAAATTCATTAATATACAGGGATAAAACTAATATTAAGTTTTTCCTTTCCTTCTTTTTTATATATTTTTTTAATAATGCTTTCATCAAGAATATCAAAACCTATAGTAATTCTTTCACCAACAAAAGGTTTTTTATTTACAACTTTATGATGTATGTTGGAAGGTCCCACATACACATTTCCAATTTTATTTTTTATTGTGTAATTTTCAAAAACAGTTTCTGTATGTTTAGGATCTATACAAATAAAACCATGAAATAATGAATCATAATGAGTATGCCATTTTAATAATTGATTTTCATCATGTATATTTAACCAGCATTGAATCCACAAAGGTTTCACTGTATTGGAATATTTTCGAATAGTTTTAAAAACATCTTTAAACAATTTATAATAGTGACTAGAACCTCCTAATAAATTAATACAATTATAACGATTATAAAAAGCTGTAGCATCTTTTTCTCCAAAAACATTCTTAAAACGTTTATGACCTATAAATGCATAACTTTTAAAATGTTGTAAATTTTTTTTTACATAAGAAAAATTAGTTAATGTATATTTTTTATCCGATATATTCATAGGTTATAGTTTGTATAAAATTTAAAGAATCTTTTTGTTTATTATTAATGCAATACATGTTTGTTGATGGAAACATAATGAACATATTATTTTTAAGTTCCATATCCCAACTTCTTCCTTTTCTTCTATTATCATCATAAAATATTTTAACCATACAATCTTTTGTATTTATTCCATATAACAATGTAAAATCAGGGGAGTCTCTTAAATCAACAGGGTCAATATGAGTTAGAGATTCTGTTTTTTCATTTGGAATATAAATACTACCCCATGAATCTTTATTAACTAAAATTAATTGATGCTTAACTCTAGCAAAATCTTTTATATAAACATTTAATTTGTCCCAATCTCTACAAAAAGAATTATCTTTTTCGTAATATAAAGCTTCAAACATAGATTTAATTAATTCTAATGAATTAATTTCAAAGCCTTTTGGCATTGAAACATCACCATAAATTATAGACTGTTCTGATAATACTTTCTTTAACATACTAACTTTATGTTAGTATTTTTATACTAGGCTTTAATGTTTGTCAAATCCCAACTTTGATTGCCTTCATTCCACTTATATTCCCAATAATGAGTTTTTGCTGAGTTTTGTGAAAGTTCTTCTGCTGTTAATGCAGGTCGATCACCTATTGGTGATTTCCAAGAAGCTGATTCAATGTGTTGTACCCAAGATGGGTAAGGTTTTTCAGGCCAAAATATATTATTGGATGCATCCCAAGAACCACCAATACCTGCATGATTTTTTCTTACAAGTTCTCCATTTTCGTTTTCATGCCCTGATTGAATCCATAAATTAGCTGGCCAATTACAATGTGTTTCTAGGTATTGTTGACCTAAGGATTCATCAACAATTCTATCCGCATTTAATATGTCGTTATCATTAACAACTACCACCTGCAGCACTGCGTTTTCTTCTGAAATTTTTGCAAAGCTTGCCATTATTATTTGTACCTATACCTTATTACTACTGTTCCGGCTGCAGCACGTTCATTACAGGGGCCACTTCCTCCTTGACCGATATTTGCTGCGCTTGGAAGACTAGGTATAGGAGTTGATGATCCAGCTCCATTTCCACCTCTACTGTAGGCTACAACAGCTCCACTTATAGAACTATTAGCTCCAGCTCCGGGACCAGATCCACCGGGACCAGATCCACCTGTACCAGTTGCTCCACCGCCACCGCCACCTGGTTCGCCACTACCGCCGGGGCCGGCTCCTCCATTATTTCCTTGAGGGGGACTAACCGGAGGTGTATTACCACTTCCCCCTGTATTTGAACCAAAATCTCCGCCGCCTCCGCCAGAGCCACCACATCTTCCATTAACGTGTCGACCGCCTCCACCGCCTCCACCTGCTGAAGTGATTGTTGAAAATGTTGATGAATTACCACCAGTACCGCCTTGATCAAAACTAATGTGTTCGCCTTTTGCACCTACTGCAATTGGATATCCTGTAGCTGAAACTGTTATACCTGCAACTCCATTAACTAATGGTGAAGGACCTGCAGAATAGCAACCAGAGTGAGTTCCATCAGAGGCTCTAAAGCCTCCGCCGCCTCCGCCGCCTTCGCCGCTTCCTCCGCCGCCACCAATAACTAAATAATCGACTTCATTAAATTCTGATTCATCTGCAAGTGCATTTACTGTAAATGTACCTGCTCCAGTAAACGTATGAATTCTGTAGATACCATCTGCTGAGATAGTACCACCAGTAGCACAAATACCTTTAAAACCACTTGTTGAAAAACCAAAGCCTCTTCCTGAGCCTGCTCCAAATGAACCAATTATTGGCATAATCTTTCTCCTCCTATTTTATTACGCAAACTGTGTTTGAGAAGCTAACGCTGTGAACGCTGCATCTCCAGTTTTAATAATAGTGTATGAATAAACATCTAATGAACTAGCGTTACCACTAGTTGGCGCAGAACCGCCTTGCCATTCTGGAGTAACAGAAGAACCATCAATAGTCACGGCGTTATTGTAATAAGGAGTTGATCCTTGTTTAACAATGTGAGCTATAGTGATTGATTCACCTGCATCCATGATAGAATTTAAAGTGTTTGATCCATCACCTCTTATATTTAATGTGTAGTTAGCTGCTGCATTAGAAGTGTAGTTTAACACTGCTTGAGTAAGAACATCATAGTTAATTGTTCCTGTAGCTGCAATAGCTGCTGTTGTAACTTTTTCTGCAACACTTTGAATTTTACCTTGGCCATTGAAAGTCGCTCTACCGATTCCTTTTGGTGTAAGGTTTAAGTCAATGTTAGTATCACCGCCTGTCACTGCAATTGCAGGGGCGTTACCAGTTGCTGCGTTTGTTAATTGAAATTCGTTAACTGCAGATCCAGTAGTTACAAATTTAAGTTGTTCATTACCGTTTTCGTCAATGATACCTGTAGCAGTATCGATAGTAATGTTTTTACCATTTGCATCTAGGTCTGCTGAAAGTTGTGGTGAGAAGTCAGATGATAACTCTGTAAATGCTGTATCAACAACATTTGTTCCGTCTGAATAAACCATCTTAGTACCTTTGTCAGCTGCTGCCCAAGTTACTCCAGACCCTGAAGTAGTTTTGAACGTTACTGCGTGAGCACCAGTAGTTGCATTATCAACTATAAAAGTTTTTTCGATTGAATTAGGGATAGTTACGTTAACTGCTCCTCCGATTGTTCCAACTAATTTTAGAACTGCGTTTTTACCATTTGATAAAGCACCGTTAGAAAAAGTTAAAGTTGCTCCAGAAGTAATTGCAACTGATTGAAATCCACCAATCGCTTGTTCTAGAATTAATAAGTTTGTGTTAGTTATCTGTCCCCAAGTTCCTGAATTTTCTCCAGTTGCTTGGACTGTAAGTTTAAGGTTTGCCGATGTAGAGTTCGCCATTTTTTATCTCCAATTCTTAGTAATATTATAAATTAATTTAATCAGTGTCAAACACTAATTTAAGCAGCATTTGTAGGAACTTCCTGCCATCCTGGCGGTGTCGTTGGCGCTGAACCTGTATCGACTGCATTCCAAATCAGTACATTTGTACCTGTACCTTGATTAATTGTCAAGTTATTTCCAGTAGGAATTACATTACCTTCTCCAAGAACTGTAACATTACCAACTCTAACTTGTTGTACTCCTAGACCTGTAATTGTAGGATTTGTAACAGCATCTAAAGTAGCTGTTCCAAGAGCTGCTGTGATAGAGAAAATATCGTCAGTATCTGGTCTATATAAACCGTCACCCCAAGTAGATTCACCCCAAGTTCCATCACTCCAGCCCATAGCTGCTAATGGAGCAATATTTGCATCCCCTGAAATATCAAATGTATTACCAGCCGCTAAAGCAATCGCCATAGCTTGACCTGTAGCTTCTGCATCTGGTGCAGCGTCTGTGCCAGAGAAGTTTTCTAACATACTCATTACAAGAGTATTTGTTTGTCCATTACCCCATGCACTAAAGCCCCAAGTTGATCTGTATCCCCAATAACCTGGGTTAAATGCATTTACCTCTGCAATAGTTTTAAATTCAGAAGCCTCATCACCTAACGTAGCTGTTAAAGCTATACCTGAAACAGTGACAGTTGGTGAATCAAAAGTTTGTTGCATCGTTAATGCAAAACCAGTTAAGATAGGACCAACTTTTATATTTACACTTTCTTCACCTAAAGTTGCTGTCATAGCTCTACCAACAACATCTACATTTGAATTTCCATCAAATGCTAATCCGGCACTGCCTTCGAATGCAGTCATGGTTTGACCTGAAACTGAAACTATTTGAATAGATGCTCCCCATCCTTCAACACCCCAGCCATCAGAACTCCAACCTGTATTAACTTCGTTATCTATTGTTACACTTGATTGTGCCATTGTCATAGCTTGACCAGTAGCTCCAACTTGTCCTCTTACACCCCAAGCATTAATATTCCATCCTAGTCGTCCCCAACCAGCGTTTATTTCTCCATCAATTAAAACTTGTGTGCTAAGGGCCATTGTGGCTGCAACACCACTAGGTAAAGTTGTTCCATAACCATTCCAAATATCAGATCCCCAAGTTAATCTTCCCCAACCTGTGCTTGATGTTTGAGATACATTTCCAAGAGCAATTCCTAAACCAAATCCAGTTACTATTTGATTTCCTGTACCAACTGATCCCCATTCACCTTCACTCCAAGATTCACCGCCCCATCCTGCACTAGGAAAAGCGTTTTCTACAACACCTAAACCTAAAGATAATAATTGTCCGCTAGGTGAAATATTGCTTGTTAGTGATTGCCATGAGTTATCACCCCATGCATTTGCATTCCAAGAATTGTTGACCATATCCATGTCACCACCCATAGATATTCCATGGATGTAACATAAATA